TTAGCAAGTACATTACCTAAGTTTACAGCACCTGTACCACCGCTAATTACATCACCATCACCTTGAAGGTTTACGATATAACCATTACACAACATTAAAGTAGAATCTTCGCTTTCTGTATCACCTTGCCATCTAATAAGCTCAAGGTCACCTTGAATTTTGTTAGCCATTTCGTTCCAATAGTAATCCATAAAAGAAGCTACAGTGAAATCACCGTTTGAACCTTTAGCCATTTGCAAAGAAACAAAAGACTGCTCTAAGTCGAATTGACAAATTTGAGCCATTGCAGACAATGCACAAACATCAATTTCGATAGCTCCTAAATCATCTGTAGGTGCAGTAAATGCACAAGTAGAAGTTTGTAAGATTTGTCCGAATACTACATTAGATAATTTTGTTTTACTTTTTACACCTGGTAAAGTACGGTAGTTATCAACTACATCTTCTGTTAAATAAGCCGTTGAATAAAACGCCTCAGGATTAGCCGCTAATAACGCTTCTGGCTGTACATCCAAATCAAATTTTAATTTTCTCATTTTGTTTTTTATTTAGTTGTTTAATTTATTATACGCTTTAAATTTTTCGTGAACAGACAAAGCTACATTTTCGCTCATTAGTTCTTCTGTTGTTTCTGTAACCATTGCTTCTTCAAATTGGTTTTTCAAGTCTGCAATAATTGCAAGCAATTGATTAACCTGCTCTTCGATAACAGGGTTTACGATAGCTAAAATTGCTTCTGCATCTACTGTAGGGTCCACCGCCATTTCTTCTTCTGCTGGTGTCTCAGTTTCAACTTCTTCTTCTTCAACTACTGTTTCAGCCATTTCTACTTCTTCAGTAGCGGCTACATCTTCTAAAGGCACATCTTTAATTTCGATAACTTCTCCGCCTTTTACGACATAGACTTTACCTTCGATTAAATGTTCACCATCGGGTAATTTGTTCATACTATTTAGTTTTAATTGTTCCTTTAATTTGAGACCTAAGAACCCCTCAATTGAAAAGCCTACCTGGTCGTTTTCTACAAGCTTGTTGTAGTATTCAGTATCAGTAACTTGAGCCGTTACCATTAGCGTGCCTGTTGGTACTTCAATACCATAAGTACTATAAGCTTTGTCTTGCTTAGGATTATCTACAATCCACGACTCTAAAATATAAGCGGGTACCGTTTTGCTTTGGTCGTGCTCTAAATTGAATAAGTCTTTGTTACGCATATCCTGCATAAACTTACCATGTATAGCCTCTATTTCTTCGACTGTAAATTCAACTTCATATTCAAAGCCATCCTCATCACATCTGTATATTTGCATTGGTATCATAGCGGGTGCTACAATTCTATACTTTAAATCATCTGCAAATTTTACTACCTTTGATTGGTTGCTAAAACTAAGGCCTTTAACCTTTATTGCGGGCATATTTGTGAATGCTATTTGCTCAATTCCTAAGTCTTCGCCATCTTCAGCATATTGCGGGTCAATGGTAATTTTATAAATTGGTAAATCTTTTGCCATGTCTATATTAATTTATTTATATATTTGTTAAAAAAAGAAACTATGATAACAATTTTAGACAAGGAGTTACCTAACAAAGTAACTGAATTAAGCATTGCACAGTTTGAGGCTATAACTACAATCAATTCAAATGAAGAGCTTGACCCTATCGAAAAGCATTTAAAGGTTTTTGAATATTTAGGAATTCCTGAGAAAGATTTTCAAGATACCGATATTGATAGCTTTATTGAGATGGTAAAAGAATTTAATGTAAGTGCAAAAGAAGATTTAACACAAGTTACTGAATTCGAGCTTGAAGGTTACAAGTATGTAGGTGAGTTTAAGCTGTCAGTTCGTGACACTAAACTAATTGAAAAGTGTGTAATACTTAAAGCACCTGGTTATATTGCAGAAATTACGGCTATAATGTTTAAGCGTGAAGATTTAACTAACACAGAACACTACGCTGAGGCCCATTTGAAGCACAAAGCAAAGTTGTTTAAGGAGTTAAAAGCTAATGTTGCTATTCCTTACTTACATTTTATAGCACAAAAGATTAACCAACAAGCCAAAAATGAAACTACCCCAATCGTGGAGTGATATTACTGTAGAGCAGTTTATTGAATTAAGTACTTTAGATACTACAGGCGGCTCGTATTCTTACAATAGTGAGGCATTAAGTATACTTTGTGATATACCTTTAGAAGATATTGAAGATATAGACATTGAAGATATGTCCGACTTAATGTATGAGCTAGATTTTACTAAGTCACAGCCTAAGAATTCATTTAAAAATGAGCTTTTAGATTTGACTATTAAACCAATTGGTAAGCTTACACTATACGAGTACATAGACCTTGAACATTATTTCGCTAGTGACTATGTTAAGAACCTTGCAATTATTGCGGGCATAAGATACAAGCGTACTGAGGTAGATAAGTTCTCTAATCTAGTGTATGAGCCTTACAGCTATAGTCCTAAAGATAGACAAGACTTATTTTTAGAATTACCAATTACTGAAGTGTACGGTCTTATAAATGAGTTCCTACAATTTAGAGATAACTTTTTAAAGACTTATGAGAATTTATTTAACCCTGAAGGTGAAGAAGATTTAACACCCGAAGAAAAGCTAGAGATGGACCCGGAAGAAGTAAAAGAAATTGAGCAAACTAAGAAGTCTACAAAATGGAGTTGGGAGTTAATGATATATAATCTTTGTGGTGGTGACTTAACAAAATACGAAGCATTAGGGGAGTTGCCCCTGGTGTTAGTGTTTAATATGTTAGGTATGAAAAAAGAGCTTAGCCTCTAAAAGTTAAAACACCTGTGAAGCTTCCACCTATTGGCTCAAATGAATAAGTAATTTTCTTTTGACTTTCTAGAATAGTAGCTACTTGCAAAATAGGGTATCGCTTAGTTAACCAATCAGTATACTGAGCGTAAATCTCATTAGTAATACCTTGATTATCTAGTTCTGTAGTTAATTGAGCACACAATAAAAACGGTTCTATAACGCCACCGTTCCAAAGGTTAGCCCCATTGTTTAAGAAACCAAAGTAATACATTGCTATAATCTGAATTTCTAAGTTACCTAAAGCGGGTACCTTTGCATTAATCCTTACACTTTCATATAGCGTACCGTAATCAATTAAACCTTCCTTTAAGATTATCTTCTTAAGTACATTAGCCATTTTTCTACGAGTGCCGTAAAGTACATTGAATTCACCGTTGTTTGCGTATGCCATTTTATAAGTTTATTATTACTTCATAACCTAAATTTTCGTATGCTAGTTTAGCGTACTTATGCGCTGTGTCTAAAGATTGTATTTCACCTTCTTCCAAAGTAGCGTTAATGTTACCTGCAGGAATATCAGTATAAAGAATCTTTCCTTCATCGTAAGTTACACTATTTACAAATGTCGCTACTGAAATTTCTAAAGTAGTACCACTTGCTCTCGCTGCGAATTCTAATCTTCCGTATACTTCACTAAGTTTATATTCAGTTCCTGCGATTAAAATGTCTTTTGTCTCTGTTGCTTTAATTTGTATGCTCATAGTTTTTATTTTTGTTTATGCTAATATACCTGTATTTCTTAATGCTTTAACTATTTGCCCTATTGTATAACCATCAAATGTACTAGCGTCTGTTACTGCTGTGCCTACACCTACTACAAATGTAGCCGCTGCTACTGCTGTTGTTGGTTGCACTATTGGTGTAGCGTTCCAAAATCCTATCTTTTGTGTGGTTGCAGTTCCTATTTTAGTTCCTGTGCCTGTTCCAAATCTAAAATCTCCATTAACAACATCAAAAGCAATAGAACCGCCACCGCCTGTATTTGCAATATTAGACCTAAAACCAATGTTATCAAAAGTATTTGCATTAAAACTTTCTGCTATATATCCTATTCTAATACCTGTTACTGTTGTCCCACCGCCTGTATTACTTGCGTAATAAGCACCAAACCTTGCACAAACTGAAGCGTGAAAATTATAGTTAGTAGTAGCAGTGTCAGGCCTTGCACTTATTGCCGCTACTCCATAAGTTCCAATAGCATAAATTCCATAAGAGCTTCCACTCCCTGCAGTTAAGAAAAAATCTATTCCCGCATTTGTTGCAGTGTTTAATCCATATCTACCATTGTGAACTATTCCTGCATCACCTTGCACTTTAAGTATATCTAAAGTATTAGCACTATTCCTAACCCTAAAAGCCAAATCAGTACTTAACGCCCCTTGTGCTCTTACATCTAATCTTACAGTACTTGCGGGCGTTGCACCTATTCCTAATCTTTTATTAGTATTATCCCAAAATAAAGCAGCGTCTTCTTGTAATACATTTCCTGTACCCTCAAATAAAACCCTTCCAACTGTTCCCGAAGTTATAGCAGTTGTTCCTACTGTTAATCCACTTGAGATAGCTCTATTTTTCCAAAGTGAAGTAGCACTATCATATTGAAGCACATCATTATTTGCAACTGAAGTGATAGCGACATCGTGTATCTCATCTAGTTCATAACCATTTTGAATACGGTATACTATTGTCCCATTAGTAGGCGAAGTTCTAACTACCTTACCAATATATACAAGGTGATTAGGTGCAGAAGGTTTAACCCTTGTTACATAACCCGCAACAGTAGGGCTTAAATAAAGCGTGTCACCATCTACTAAAGTATCAGTTGTAAATGGATGAGTAGCTACAGCTCTAGTATCTAAATTACTTAGCGTTCCAATCGTAACAGCGTTACCGTCTGAGTTGTTAGGTATATCTGCTTGTATTACTCCAAAAGTACCCGCACTTGTTGCCTCTGAATTCGCTTGTGCTTTTACATAGTTAGGCCTGTTGCCAGTGCTTCCCGAAATGTATATAATTGTTCCTGCATATAGAGTAGAACCTGTTGAGTTTCTACCAACAGTAACCATTTTATCGGCACTTGTTAAAGTAGGAAATACTTGAAGCCCGCCTGTACCATCTATGTAGTCAGCAGTTGTCCCTGTTGGGTTATCAAACTTACCATTTAATGCAGTTTGCAAATCTGTTTGAGCAGACAAAGTACCTGTAATAGCACCCCACGCAACACTACCCCCACTTGCAGCAGCAATAATCTGAGCACCTGTAATTGCTGTATTAACGGGAAGCCCGCCTACAATCATAGTACATTCAATCAAATCGGTTGCCTGTAAATCTCCAGTGTGAGGTGTTAGGTTAGGTCTCCAATCTCCCCAATTGTTAGGTATGCTCATAACTATATTAGTCTATTAGTCTATATTGTTTACTAAAGGTACGGCACAATCAGTCCAATCATTTACACACATTGTTATAGTCATTTGCCACCCTGCTGCATAGTCTAATAAATCATTGTTTAAAGGTGTGAAAGTAGGTATACCGATTATATCAAAAGTATAGTTATTACTTAGTTGAAAGTATACATATAAGTCGTTAAGTATTTGGTGACAATCTGAAAGTATTACCTGTATGTTTGCCCTATCTTTTTGGATTATATCAAAGCAATAAATATCAAAAGTAAATTCAGTAGTATTTTCGGTAGGTGTCGCTGAATTAGGTACAGCAAACACAATAGGGTAACGCTCATCTTTAGTAGCAAAGTTAAATAACTGCTCTTTAAAATCACAGCCAAACTTCTTAACTTGTAAATGTCCATCGTAAAAAGTTTTTATTTCGTTTATTAAGGCCTGTAGACTTATCATAGTTCTGCGTTTTTATTTATTTTGTTTATCTTATTTTGAACATTAGTTATTTGTGTTTCACTTACTATAGCTGTTACCACCATGCCGTTGTTAGTTTCTACTGAAGTGCCTGAGCTCATAGAGTTAGCGTTGTTGCCTTGTCCAAACAAATTAATAGAAGGGGTTGCTGAAGTTGTAGAAGTGTTACCTGTATCACCACCGCCACCACCACCACCGCTTGTGTCACCGCTTGCACTTGCACCTGGATTAGTTAGTAATTGTTTTGCCTTAGCTATGTTAGTAAGGATTGAAACTATACCACTAGCGAATTGTGCAATACCTGCAGTTCCTGCTGTTACAGCGTTCAATGGGTTAGCCTGTGACATAGCTACCAAAGAAGATATTGCCTTAGCTGTATCAATACCGATTTGTACTAAAGCACTTGCTTTATTGAATTTCTCTAGTTTCTTTTGGTCCTTAATAAATGCGTTGCCTAAAGTAGAAATACCATTTACTACCTCAGTGGCTACCATTAACTTTGCTTGCCTTTCCGCTTCTGCTGTTGCTATCCTTTCAAGTGCATACTTGTTCTCAATTTCTGTACGGTCCTTTTCTAGTTTCTCAGCAAGTAAAAGTTTACCTTCTATGCTATCACCTAAAAGCTTTAATTCAGTTTCGTATTTAGTCTCTAAATCTTTTATTTCTTTCTCCTCATCTGTAGCTTTAAGTTCAAAGATTAAATCACTAGCGGCCTTTTGTGCAGCTGCTAATTTCTCAGCATCTTCTTTAGCAACCTTAGCTCTTACCTCTGAAACTTCTTTAGCTTGCTTCTCAGTTAATAACTTTTCAAGTTCAGCATTACCCTTAGCTACCTCAAACTTTTTATCATAGTCCTTTTGTATGGCTAAAATTTCCTTCTCCTGTGCTGACATTGTAATCTCATTCATTAAGTCAAACTGAGCATCCTCTATTTTGATACGCTCTTCATTTGCTTTAACTTCAATATCATATAAACGCTTAGCTTCCTTTTCAGCTTCTGCTGCTCTTTTGTCTGCTTCTGCTTTATGGTTTTTAGTTTTTGTTTTTTGTCCAGTGTGAGTAATCTTATTAGCCTTTTCTAATTCAAGTGCAGTTTTGATTGCATCGCTTGCTTCCTTAGTATATAAGTCAGCCATCTTATTATGCTCTTTTTGAGACTCTTTAGTCCTTTTCTTATTCTTAGAAGTTAGTGACTCGTTACTTGTGTTTAGTGCTAAAATACCTGCACCAATAGCTAAAGAAGCACCACCTGTAATTACACCGAGTCCAACAGTTAAAGCTTTATTTTTATTTATCCATGAGGTAGTTTTATCTAATGCTGTAGTATTGTCTTTAGTACTTGCAACTATTGCTTTAGCTTGCTCTTCTGCTGCCTTCTTAGCAAAAACCTCAGCCCTTGCTCTAGCCATTGTTGCTTCAATATACGCTGCAGTCTTAGCTACATAGTTTGCCTCAGCTTGTTCTAGTGTAGTAGCAGCTCCAAATGTTTCGCCTAACTTTTCATTGTATACTGCTAATGCTTCCTCTTTACTTATTACACCTTCAGCAGCCATTTCAAAAGCCGTACCTACTTCATTAGTTACCATTATAGCGTCAACAGCTCCTTGCTCATAAGCCTTGTTAGCTTCAGCATTTGCCTCTTGCATTGCTTTAAAGCTTTCGCTTTCAGCAGCAGCAATACCCATTGACTCACCGAATTCTTTAAGTATTTCTATTAGTGCATCAAAGGCCACACCTACGCCTTCAGTTATCTTTTCTAAATATCCTAACTTAGACATTAACAAAACTACAATAGCTATGATACCTGCTATAACTGCAGCAATTAAATAGATAGGGTTAGCTAGCATTGTTTGCCCTAATGAAACAAACGCCTTACCAATTGAACCTATAGTGCTTGTTAATCCACCAAACGCCTTACTAATATCATCAGGCTTTATTTGCCCCATTGCTGAAGCAAAAACCTTAGCACGCTCTGCAGCTTCTGCAAAGTCTAAAGACATTAAACTATCTTTAATACCACTAAACGAGTTGCTTATTCCTTCAAACTTTGAACCTGTAGCAAATGTAGCTACGGCCTCATTAGCATCTTTTAACTTGTCGCTTAGCTCCCCTGCTTTCATTGCAAGGGCCGCCATAGATTCGGGGTCAGTAGCGTTAGCTATCTCACCTTTTAAAGCTCTTAGTTCTGCTTTGATTGCACCTATGCCACTTATCTTTAATGGTATCTCTACTTCATTCATATCTTAATATTTTCTAAATTCTATTGTTGTGTCGTTTAACAACCCGTCTGCCAAACCTATTCCTATTGTTGTAGTATAAACCCATATACAATTATCACTGCTTGAATATTGAGCGTTTACTATAATTTGATTGTTATAGTTACCTGAAAAAACTACTACCTCATTATTCAATATATCACCGTAGGTATAATCTACTAAGAACCCTTGATAAACCCCTTGTGATACTCTGGTCCACTCTATTATACTAAAAGTATTTTCTAGTATTGTTATCGTAGGGTCTGCGGTTCCCGCTTGAGTTAAGCTAACTACATACTTTTGAGGTGGTGCTACATAAGGCAAACCGTTAAGCGTACCTGTTAAAGTTAGGTTGTCTGTTATAATGCCATCTTCTGCAGACTTTAAGCCGTTACCTGTGGCTGTAATCTTTTTACCTATGATAACATTGCCCGCACCTACTACCGCACCTGTGACCTGGCCTATAACAATATTACCATGTTCATTCTTAGAATTTAATACGCTTGTACTTGCTACCTGTGTAGTTGTTTGGTTAGCGGGTACGCCTGTACCTACATGGCTAATAAATGGTGCGAAATCTATTTCAGTATCAATGCTTATTAATTCGACTTTTGTTAGCGTGTTACGGCTTGCATCGTAATCAATTACCTTGTTAATATTCCACCAACTGTTATCTATTCTAATCTTATCATTTAGCTTTAAAGCTTGTATGTCATCTTCTTTAAGATTGAAATTAGCTATAAGCATTTTACCTACATTGATTTGGTTAATGGTCCTTCTCCAGTACAAATTGTACAGGTTGTTATTTGTTAAGCTCTGCGGTGAGTAGTAGTAAAAATCACAAGTTGCAAAGTTAATATCAAAGGTTGGGTTCAATGGATTGTTGAAGTGTCCTACCATTGGGTAGTTAATCTCACCTATTAATCCTGTAGTACCGTAATCATAAATGTTATAAGGTGAACAGGTACCTAAGCCACCATCGTATAAGATACGAATATTTGTTTTAGGTGCAGCTCCTGCCAACATGGGTACATAAGCTCCAAAGATTGTCTTAGTAATTGGTGTAGGTGAGAATATTAATTCTTTGGTGTCTACATCTTTTACATACTCATTATCAAATGTATATTGTACTTGACCGTAAACTTCCTTAGTTACTTCTGCATAAGTTTTGTTAGGGTCATCACTATCTTGCTTGTAGGTAAGCACCAACTTTTTATTAGTTAAGTCAGGCAAAAAGATTAGTTCCTGGTCTTTACTTTTATCTAGCTTGTAAGTCCAATCTACTTCCTTACCACTATCATAGTAATCATCTCTATGAGTAAGTATTAATTTGTTAGGTTGGTCAGTATCAATGTCAACATACAAGTTGTACATTTGAAAAATAGACTTAACGAAATCACTTTGTTTAATCTTAGCGGGTATGTATTCATTTACTAATAATGTACCACCATTAATTATTACGCTTGGACTAGGTAGTATCTTTATTCTAATATCTGTAACATCTAAGATAACATTTACTTGAGCGTTTGCACCGCTTAAACTACTTTTGTGCCATCTAGGATTATTATTGTACGGTTGCATATCCACACCTACAGCTAACTGAATAAGATTACCCGCTACTATGTGAGGCACTGCACCTGGTCCCGCAGCTATAACCGTAACCGTTGTACTTGCTGAATGGATTGTTGTTTGTCCTGCGGCTATTGGTGAGGATTGCGGTACTACATTTACCCAATTGCTATTATTAACATAAGCGGGGTTATTATAAATATAAACCTTAGTATCATTACTTGCTGAAGTTCTAGTCCTTACAAATGGCTTGTAAAGAAATATAGTACTTTGCCATGTACCATTATTAAATTGATAAGCAGGGTAAGCAGTTACACCACTTTGATTGTCTAAGATTAAATCATAATTTAAAGTAACCTCATAAGCGTAGAATTGAGCCTGTGCTGCTGAAGTGCTAAACGGTGCTGTGTAAGTTCCTGTAGCAGGTGTGAATACATTTTGGTTATCTAAAGTTTCAGTCCATACAGTATTGATAGTCTGCTGAAAGTTATTATTTTGCCCTACTAATTGTACTGTGTTTGTAGTGTAAGCATTGTTAGCCTCTACTAAATAATCTTTATAATCGAAATCATTAGCATCACCATTGTAAGGTATGATTAACTTATCAAAGTGAGCTGCAGTTAATCCGCTCCAATCATAACTAAAACCCGCCTGTGCGAATATCCTATCAAAATAAGTCTTAGCAAATATTGCAGGCTTGAATTCATTTACTCCATAGTGAACATCTCCGCTACCTGGTAAGAAATACTTATAGCCATCTGTAACTGTATTACTGAAACCGCTTACTATAGCAGCTGAGTCAAAGGTATGATTTAAGTCAGTAAAATCTAAGTCAGTTAATTCTGCATTTGTAATGGCTGTAAAAAATTCAGCTTTAGTATCTTTAATTAATACCTCATAAACCACATACTCTTCGTGTGCTGCTGTTACTTGCTGTTTAGTTACATTGACTAATTGAAGCAAAGCATCTTCTATGATAGGTACACCGTTTTGAATAACCGCACACTTAGTAACTTTGTTAATGTCAAATGTCCCCGCCTGTATGTTTACATCGTAATAGTGATTAAGAAGGTCGTTGTTGTTCTTGCTACCTGTTAAAGTAATTGTCTTACTAAACGAACCTTTGCGAAGTGATAAGTCTCTAATGTCCCCTACTTGAAAGTTCAAAGGGAAAGCTGTGCCGTCTTGTGTTTCTAAATATCCTGTACCTATTTGTATCTTAACCATTGACTAAGTCTTTATTTGCAAATGTGATATTAATAGATTGTCTAATTAAATTTTTATTCTTTTGCTTAAAGATACTAAAACTTGAGGTAGTAACATTACAGCTTATATAACTATCACTGCTAGGCGTATCACAATCTTCTGCATAGTTGCTGTACTTAATATATGTAACAGGTGAGCTAACTAGTTCCTCAAAGTATGCAGCCATATCTTCACTCATATAGTTACCGTTTAATTCAATAGACTTATCTACTGAAGTGTACACATTGCTTAAACCCCTATCTGTTGTTTTGTAGTTCCACATTGTACCCGATATATAACCTTGTACATCTTTGTTAAATAATTCACGAGTGACATTACCTGTTTCGTAGTTAGCCAATGTGAATGCAAATGAAGACCACGAACCCATACGGTCTAAGAATAGAATTGAATACTCCTCACCTCTTATACGCCTGTCAATGTTTACTCTATATTTCGCAGAGACTTGACCCGCTCCCCTATCATACCAATATTCGTAATACTCAGTAGTATGATTAATCAAAGGTGAAGCTCCTGCTACTACAGTAAGAGTCCCGTAGTTGTTTGGTCCTACAGTTACATGACCTAGCACACTTGTTAAGCTTACATCTTTACTGAATAAATCACCGTCACTATTTTGAAAGTACATCGTGTCAGTTAATCCATTGTTGCTGTATACCTGTGCCACTATATCCTGTGATAAGGTAGCTGTAAAGTCTAAAGGTTGGTTAGTAAAAAACAAATCATTAGCACCGTTTAATTGATATTCACCTGGAAAGTAGCTAGGAAATTCGGGCCATCTAATTGCACCATTGAATACATAGTTGTTTAAGTCAGTAGCTATATCTCTAGTGATTGTTTTACGATTGTCTGCATAAGTTACAGTACCGTCTATATTCGCATTGGTTACAGCGGACCACGAGCTATTCACTACAAATGAAATTGCAGTTGCACTAATCACAGTAAACAAGCCTTCAAGCTGTGGGTTAGCCACTCCTAAGTCTGCTTGCGTAATTACTACCTGGTCACCAACTGCAAAAGTGTTAGCTACATTTATTTGCACATTAGTACCTGAGGCAGTCAAAGCTGAGGTGTAAGATGTAGAAGTCAAATACTCCTCACCTACTTTAACATCGTACTTGTAGTATGAGTTTGATGCAGTGTATGCAACAGGTGCTGTTTCTTTTAGGTTAAATGTAACCTTAGCCTGTAGCAATTTCGTTAAATCAATTATGCCGTTACCTGTTGAATATTCAGGCAGTACTCTATACTCAGCAATTTTGTTTGCCGTTCCACTTTCATAGATATCATAGATATATTTAAAACCTAAGTTGTTAGAGTTGGTAGATTTGTATATAAACTTAATCGGGTTGTATGCTGGCGTCAGTGAATACGGCTCAGCTAATTTTGTCATTGCCATTGATTGGGTTTTACTATATTAGATTAAAGGGCATTCGTGTTTCTAGAACGCATAGTAACTATCATCGGTGTAGTATTCTTGCCTTATGTGAGTAGTCGCATATCTTACCGCATCCATTGCATCATCAAATAATTTAACAGGCTCATCGGTTATAAAGTCCCCTATCTTTTTCCACTTGTAGTTTTCGTATTCACGCTTTAACGGCTTGCTATCCTCACACCATACCCCGAAGCTCTTTACATTATCAATACCTTTCTTCACTACCTTGTTAGCGTTCTGTACATCATACCCGCTATTGTTCAGCTCTTTGATTATTTCTGGACGCGAGTAGTCGGCTAAGACTGTTATATGCTTTTCAATCTCTAGGCTATTCATACGCTCAATTAGTAGGGTAGTAGTCAAGTAGCTTTCATAGATAACAGGCTCAATGTATATGTCGTTGTCGCACCAATAGACCCGCACTAAAGCAGTAGGGTGATTGTAACCGAAGTCAAGACCATAAACATAGTTAACAAACCTTGCAGGCCTGTGCTGTATAAAGTTCCACTGAGAATATATATTGCTTTTGCTTGTAGCCTTTTCACCTAAAGCATAGATTTGGTATAACGCCTCATCGGTTCGTTTAAGGTCCTCAATTTGTTTCTTAATACTCTCAGGTAGAAATGGGTTATCTTTGTAAGTAGACTTAATCAATATACTTTCGTCTTGTGGTAGTTCGTATAACCAACTTGCACTATCACTAGGGTTGTAGTCAAATATTAGCTTAGACTCGGTTCTCATATTCAACTGTGTGAAATCATCGAAATATAATTCGTTGGCCTCATTACACCAAGCTAAATCTCTTTTACGCCCCCTTATCTTCTGCTCATCATCTACACTAAAGAATTCAACTATTGACCCATTACCAAAGCTATAGATATGTTCACTCTTATTGTGGGCTTCCTGGCTATATAGCTCGGTTTCTTTTAGTATCTCTATGAAGTCCCTCATCACCGTTGCCCTCAGTGCAGGGAAAGTCTTGCGTATAATTGACACTACCTTATTCGGGTTCTGCAAGCAGTAGACTATAACAAGCTGACAAAGGCTGTAGGTCTTCGAGCTTCTACTACCCCCCTCATTAATTATAAACCTCTTACTACCTTCTAGTGCTTCGTGGTTCTTTTGAAATATTACGGTGCTTTTAATTTCCATACCTACTCAGTAGGCTTCACGATTGTAACAGTGATACTACCTATCTTATCATTTTGTGAGGTTACATCTGTTTGCTCTTTTAAAGCGTTTAGACGCTGTGTAATTGACGGGTTATATTGTCCTACCATACCGCCTTCGATTTGGTCTCTGCGTATCTCTTTCTTTATATATGAACAGACGGTCTTATAATCATCATACCTATTATTCGGATTGTCAAAATAATTATGTACATCACTATGGTTTTTGTAGCAGAATATCTCAAAGCCTTCAATAGTTAAAGGTACTCGCAATGGTTCAGGCACCATCTCAGCAGTCTTTTGTGATAGCACCCATTTAGTACGAGGATTGTTTAAAGTGAAGCTTCTATACTCTTCAAATATATCCATTAACTTTTCGGGTGTCTCAATCAATTTGTACCTCCCCATCTTCTTTAGTTTTCTTTGGTTTCTTTGTTTCTTCTACTCCTGTATAAGCTACGGCTTTTACCTCTTCAAATATATAGCCTAGACCTATTGAGGTTACATAAGCATAACGCTCAGGTGTTATTTCGTCTATTACTATCTTAAGGTCACCGTATTGTGATTGTTTGATAATTGTCTTACCAATAAATTCACTCTTGATTTTTGTTTTCATATTCGTCTATTATTAAAAATGTGTAATACATACATACCCAAACACCTGCACACCTGGCGGCCCATTGGTAATCTAAAGCTATTAAAGCAATACCTGCAGAAAATGCTACAAGTAAAGACAGGGTGCTGAGTACTTGGCTAATCTTCATAACTATATTGTAATTCGTTTAATTCGTGTTTCAAATCCTTTATAATATAGTGAGCTGAGGTTGTAGTAATATCAAAGTACTTCGCCATACTTCGGGCTGTATTGTACCCCTTATCAATGTAAGCTTCAAATATTGTCTTTTGTATGCTGTCCTTTATTCTTTGCCTGTATATTTCTATTACGGCCTTTTGTAAGTTGTAGGTTTTATCAGCTAATATCTTTGCATCTAAATCGGTAGTATCTTCTGCTGTATCTTTGTCCACTATGAACGGCATTGAGTTTATCCTATCGTGCCTGTTTGATAGTGAAGATGTCCAAATAACCTGGTACTTAATCGTGTTGAATAAATAGCTTTTGACCTTTTCAATTGTTGGTAACGGGTCATTGATATTGACTACATGAATATAAGAATTGTTTATAACGGTATCAGCATCTATAAAAGATTTGAACCGCACCAAAAAGTAGTTAGTGTATGTTCTAACCTCAGCGTAATTCTCAGTTATGTATTTGTCAAGTATTGCTTTCATACCATAATTTAAAACCCTTAAACCAAATCTTACGCCTAACACTAGAACAGAAACAATCCTTTTCTTTGACGCCTGTATACTTTTCTTTTATCTTAGCCAACTTATTAAGATTAACCTTTGCAGTTCTCACTAGTTCCTCAGTTTCAAATATAGACGCTATTAAGTCTATTTCAGTTTGTTCAAACATAAATCTAAAATAAAGGTAAGTAATGCAGCAAAACAAGCTAAGCTAAAATCAACTGTGATAAATATAGTTAACCAAAAGCTCCAACACTTCCAACACCCTAAAGCTGCGTGAGTAAAGACGGTTAAACTATCTACAGGTAACTTAGCAAATAGTCCGTCTATTGCTAATTGTAGTGGCTCAAAGTTTACTAACCACCACGCCATTGATATAATTAATATTAGTTCCATAGTGTAAATATATAATTAATTTTAATATAAACGCTTTAAAATAAAAAACCCCTAATTAAAGGGGCTCATTATATTCATTCGGTAAATATACTTATCTAACTTCTTTGCTGTTTCTAAACTTACATCTTTACCTTGCAAAAACCTATCAATATTGTACTGGTGAAACTTCTCACCTCTACTCTGTATTTCTTTGACTATTTGGTTTCGTGTTTTGGTCTTTAATGCTTCCCTTAGATAAGCTCGTAAACTATAATCATCTATGTACATATCAAAATGGTAAGTCGTCAGAATCTAACTGCGTTACTCTAATGTTTGGCTCATCAGTTTTAATATACGGCTCACTAAAAGAACACGAAAAGAATTTAGTACCCTTTGAAGATTCTTTAAGCCATAAAGCTACTTCCATATCTTTACCATTTACATTTACTTTCCCTTTGTAATCGGGGTGATTTTCTGACTTCTTATTATCATTTTTAAAGATAGCACCTGAATTGTTTTTTGTTTCCATTTTAATCGTTTTTAAGGTTTAATAAATAAGCTATTGAACAAACCCAACCCCAAACTATTGCGGGTGTGAGCAGTATTGTTAGTAAAATAATCATATCGTTTCTATTAGTTGGTTATAGTATTCTCTGCATAATTCTATTCGTGTTTTTATTTCTTCTATTACTTCCTCATCCCTGTCAATTACAAAAGTTTTGATTCGTTTTTCTTTTGGTATATGGTCAAAGTTATGCTTTGCTTCTACAAAATCACGAATGTCTTGGTTCTCATCTATTGACTGCTGCTTCCAGTGTTCACGCCTTACCTCATCTTCTACAATCTCAAATGGTGTATTAATCAGGCAGTAACAAAGTAAAGAAGTCTGCTTACCTGTTAGCCACATATACCCCTGTAGTTGGTAAAAATAATCCTTAGTAGGTATTTCTTCCTCAAAAAATGGAAAAGTTGTTGCATCCCAACTAGATTTCACATCTAAAAGTATATCGGTATTAACATCAGGCGTTCCTTTAATCCAATCATTCGAGAAGCTTTCTTCGTTTTTATATATGAAACCTACCTCTAAAGTGTCCATTGCTAAATTGATAGCCTCATCTTCAACTGCGTTACCCTTGTCAGTGTACCTACTCCAAAACTCCTTGTATATGCCGTACTTTTCCTGTAGTACAAGTTCCTGTATATAAGTCTTTGTAGTTTGTGACAGTACCTCGCTTTTTAAACGAGGCTTTGTCATTATCTTACCTAATTGGCTGCATCTTATTTTCATTTTGATATAGCTTTAAGTTGTTCAGCAGTTAAAGTAAAATCACTTGCAAGTTCTTCAATTGAATACTTACCGCTTACAATAGCATCTAATGCCTTATCAAATCTTTTAGCGTCTATAGTCGGCTTCTTTGGTTCGTGTTTTACTTGCTCACCTGAAGCATCGGTATCTTTATCGGTTACAAGTCCGCAAATCGAAGATAAAGCGTATCTACGAAGGTATGTGATAGCACTTCCTAATACTTGAAAGTCGTTCATACCTTTCAATTGCACTCCTTGAGGTATTGCAGTCTTACTTTCGATACTTTCACCGCTTTCGCAATGGAATAAAATAGTAATTAATTCAGTACCGTTGATTAGTTGAGTAAATCCTAATCCGTTTTTCTTTAGTAATGGGTTAATAGTCTCAAAGATTTTAGGCAAATCGGCATAAGTGTACCCATACCCTTGTGTTCCTTTGTGAATTACAGGCACTTCCTGTTGAAATTCAGCTAAACTTTTAAATAAATTTTTCATAGCGTTTGTTTTTAAATGGTTAATTATACACAAATATAATACTTTTATTTTAATTGGCAATACTTTTTAGTAAATATTTTCAAAAAAAATTGTTATTGGTAGTAAAATTCCTTTACTGGTGTTGCTATCACCGCCTTTAACATCACGATTAGTTTTAATAAATTTTCTGCATAATTCTTTTAATTTATCTGTTTTAATAAATACACAATGAAAATCAGATAAAAAATAACAGTAATAAAATGCTTCTGTTGTAGAAAGTCCTGAAGCTTTGCCTCTACTTTCATATTCAACAAAAATATTCTTTGTTTCTAATGCTCTAAAATCACGCTTAACTTCTATTTTCTTACCTAATAATTCTCCTAATTGCTTTTCGTAAACTTGTCCTATTTCTAAATCAAATTTAAAGTCGTTGTTATAAATCATTTTTTATCTTTTTTTTATAAATTTCTATTATTTCTTTTAATTCTTCTTTTGTCCACTTCTTTACATCGTGTGCTTTAGCTTGAAGCTGCATTAATCTTTCGCCTCCTATTCTCTTTTCAATTCCTATTTGATAGTTAAGGAGATTCCCGCTTAAAAAAGTATTACAGTGTTCACACTGGAGGTGACAATTGTCCTCATCAAACCTAACAGCTGAGTGTCCTCCCTGTGAAAAATAATGTCCGCAATTTTTCTTCTTTGGTGGTAAATCACAACTTATGCAATTTAAACCATCATCACGCATCCGAATAAACTTATTGAATACTTGTTGCGTTAACTTAAGATAGTCGCTTAAAGTTGTTAAATCGGCTTTCATTTGACTTTTCTTCTTTGCCCATTGCTTTTCATTTTCAGTTTTT